AACTCCTTAAACGCGCCACCGACACAAAGAACAACGCATCGCTTGATCCTTCCTCTTCCTCTGGTCGCTTTATCGTGAAGCAAATTGTTGGCTCATCATCTGCGCCAAGGCTTCTTGCCTGAAACCATGCGATTAGGTCGCGGGTTGGGTCTTCGTCGTCACCTTCGTACTGATCGAGGTAAATGTGTAGGTCGCCAGTTATGTTGTTGGTTTGCAATTTCATGCCGTCCTCCCAAATAAGGTTGTTGGTATCGGTAATGTCCACACACGCGCTGCTCGGCCTGACCGTGTTGGTCGCTTGCCGTCAGCCACAATCAATCCATCGTTCATCAGGCTGTTGACACACGCGCTACAAGTCTGATGCGTCAAAGACAACCGCACCTCAAGTTCGTCGCATGTGCCTGCTTGTTGGGTAATCGCGTCAAGCACCAACGCGTTCAGCGTCCCGATGCGGGGTTGAATGTCTGACCACGCCGCATCCTGTGTGTCCCACCGCGTTGCTTGCCGGCGGGTACTGCGCGGTTCGTTTCCGTCAAGTGATCGTTTCATTTGTCCTCCACTGCTTTGATGGCGGCAATAGGCTTTCTTGGTATGTAATATTCCCAACGCACTTTGTCAGCAATGGACTGTTCCGTGTTTCGCTTGCGCGTGTCGTTCGTCCAAGACGTTCCCTTGCTGGTCACAACCGGAACCCAATTAGCAGCCTTGTAAATTGTTCCCAAGTGAACCTCTGTGTCTTGATATGAAATAAGCCGATCAATTGTCAGCAGATTTTTTGTAATTACCTTGACCATCTTGGCGATCATCCATGTCGCGGTGTTCTTTGGGCATGGATCGGAAATTGCCAGCCGTCGCAATTCAAGAATCCGTTCGCCGTTTGTCATTCTGTTCTGTGCCACGGGGCTAGACCAAATTCCAGTAGCCACATAGAAGCCATCAAACTTTGCTCCAAAGCAAATGTATGCCGTATTCCTAACTACGTTGCTCCAATGGATTTTTGGCAGGCGCGAGTGCCATAGCGAATTTAGATGACATGCATGAATTGCTGATATAACTTCTAAAGTTAATTGCTTTGGACTGTCAATTTTTGGTGCTGGGGTTGGTGAGAACAAATCAAGTCGTTCATCTATTGGATTCATGCGTCCTCCGGTGGTCGATCCGCAATGTACTTGCGTACCTGATCCGCATCTTCAAGCGCAGCGCGTACCTCGGCCATTGGGAAGTCTGACGGAACAATGTCTTGGTCGGTCAACTCGACATCGTCAAGCGCAACCTCAAGGATGTTCCAAGAGATCAACTCCCAGCCATGCACCCCGGTGTAGTGTCCGGGCTTGTGGTGTTGCCAATGCACTTCAAGCGTAGCGGTGACAACGTGTTCGCTGAGGTACTCCGCAACCCGGTCATCGGTAACCCACTCCGAAAGAACGTCAATTTGCAGGATTTGCTTGGTCACAGGGTCACCTCCGTGTCGCGGTGAGCGCAAAGAAACGCAGCCTCAGCGGCATAAATCTCGTCAATGCAAGCGTCAAATGCAAACTCGTTGTCAACATCAACGCAAGCGCGTTCGTTGTGTGCGCGGATCACGCGCTGGCTGACAGCATCGTTGATCTCGCGAGCGGCTGCGACAAGAACGTCACAGTAAATGCGAGCGAGGTGCGGGTTGGTTTGTGCGTCAGTGACGGTAACTTTGAACTTGGTAGTCATTGTCAATCCTCTCAAATTGAGTGTTCATAATCCGAAGGTGTTGTCCGCGCCGTCGGCGGTGTCGTCGATGTCGTTAACCCAGTACGGAGTGTTAAGTGACCGTTGCAAGTTGAACCACGACTTGCCGTCACATTGCTGTGCGCTGTATCGATTCATGTTGTCAAGGTCTTGCACTGCAAATCCAACAACGGTTCCAACATGGCAGCACGTTGCGTAAACAAAGTTTGGTGCGGTTTGTTGACGTTGAATTGAACTGTTAATGGTGTCAACTTGGTAGACGTTAACGCCAACGCGAACAAAGTCGTGCAAATGTGGAAACCCATTTCCAATGTCAGCAATGCGAATTGAAACTAAGATTTGTGGCATGTGTCAGTCCTCTCAAACTGGTTGCGTTTGTCATCGGCCGCGCCTTTGACATCAGTAAGTTACCGTTGGGTATATCGTCACGCAAGGGGTAGTACATGAGTTTGTTGACAGATTTCTGCATAATTGCAGTTTCCTAACTACAAACACGCATAAAATAAATTGACAGACGCGTCATGTATAGTGCCGGCGCGGTGATGTGGGTGAGACTCCCACTTGCGACGAGGCACAAGGCCGTGAGGTACAACCCTCGTTTCCCAGGCAATGGGGTAAAGAACCTACCGACGGGACAGGGCGCGGCAACGCGCTGCTGTCTGCATAAAGGTTCAAATTATTCATAGGTTTATGCAGATCGACATAGTTTGCCGGCTGTGTCGATGCCGTGAACATTCCAATTTCGACTGTATTTCCTGCTCCGGAAACAAACACGGCGCGGATCTTTCGATCAACGCGCCGCGCTTCCGGGGGACTTGAGTATACCAAATAGAAGCGGAGCAAACCGAAGTCTGCTCCGCTTCATGCGCTTGCATCTTTCGCACTGGGTGCTATGATGCGGACGCTAATATTCCTGCGCGGTCGCATTGTACCGAACCTGACACCAGTGTCAACAATGCTGCAAACAGATCCCGGCTTAGTAGGGGATCAGGGATGAAAGTCGCGGGAGCCTGACTCTACCCCGCGCCAGCCTACGGGCTGCGCTCCTCAATGCGGTAAGCGGTTGGCTGATCCCCCAACGAAATGGTAAGACGCATTGCATGGGAAACCTCGCACGGCTCCGGCTGGGCTGAACCCCTTGACCTCACGAAAGTGGGGTCATGGTATTCCTGCACTTCCCGCTAGGCTGCACAGGTTTGTGATTGAAAGAGATTTGAAAAATCTCGTCCTTCCCTTCCGATCTACATCCCCGCTCTAGCATCGGCATTGAGCCTCGCTGAAATTCTTTGAAAAAATCACTCGCCTAACCTTGCGATTTCACATCCCGTTTCAACACCGCGTATACTTCGGCGTATGACAACAATCACATGGATGGACAACCGCAAGTTGATGGACGAACTGTGGCCGAAGTGGAGACTTGAGCCTGTACTGTCGAGCATCTTGAACGAGAAGTGGGGGTCATTGCATCAGGACAAACTGCAAAGTTGCATTCGCCAGCACCGTTTAGTGCGCGACTCAAAGCCTGATATATCAGCGATACACAAGGCGTATTGCGCTTTGATCCCGCAGAACCTGGTAGGTGAGCGCGAGGTTGAGCAGACCCGCAACGACCTACAGCGTTGCACCCCGATCAGCGCGGAAGAGTTTGCCGAATGGGATGTGTGGGCTGAGGCGATATTGAAGAACGTGACGAACGAAGAACTTAAGCGCGTGAACGATTTCATCGGTCATGTACCGGAGTCACGCCGAATCCTTGCTGTTGCCGTCGAACACGTTCGCAAGGCAAGCGTGAGATACGCATGAGTAACCCATACAAAGTTGAGCCACCGTTTGTCATGTCCTTTAGCGGTGGACGTACTTCAGGCTATTTGCTGCGAATGGTGCTTGATGCCTGGGAAGGCAAGTTGCCTGTTGGTGGAGTTGTCATGTTTGCAAACACAGGTCGCGAACACGCAAAGACCCTAGACTTTGTTAAGCAGGTCGAACGATGGTGTCCGATAGTGTGGATTGAATACAGGATTGAAGCACCAAAGTTTGCAGTTGTTGACAGCGAGACAGCAAGCCGTGACGGGGAACCGTTTGCTGCGCTGGTTGAGTCGAAGAAGTACCTACCAAACCCCGTAGCGCGATTCTGTACGTCTGACCTCAAAGTCATTCCGATGCGACGCTATATGGAATCCATAGGGTTTCCTGACTACACCACGATTCTTGGACTACGCGCCGACGAGCCGCGCCGTGTTTCCAAATTGAGAAACGACCCAACCCGCGACATTGCCATGCCGCTTGCAGATGCAGGAGTTGACAAAGAAGCAGTCATTGCCTGGTGGGAAGCAAATGACTTTGACCTTGAATTGCCAAACAACGACCCAGCGTTTGGAAACTGCGACCTGTGCTTTCTTAAAGGAATGGCGCGTGTTGAGCGCGTTATCCGCGAACAACCTGAATTGGCTCAGTGGTGGATCGACCAAGAAACACGGGTTGGTGCGCGGTTCCGCAAAGATAGACCGACCTACCACCAAATTCGCACCCAAATCACCGAGCAGGGTGTCTTGTTTAACGAATCGTCAGATGACCACACTATCCCCTGCGATTGCACTGATTAAGGATTGACATGAGGTACGAAAGCAAACCAGTATTGCAGCGAATGAAAGCACTCGTTATGTATCTGCGAAACGAGGGGTTTATGGTTGGGATGACGCACACCGGATTCATTGCCATTGATGCGGAGGGTGTGGTGTTTCAGGTCAGCCCGTTCCGAACCAGCGCACAGATTCAGCACACCGTACACAAGCGATTTCGTGAGGAATACTCGCGCAAACTCCCGGAAACCCTTTGGTTTGATAAGCAAATGGACACTCTTATCAAGTGGGCAAACGACCCAATGAGCAAGGAAATGACCCGCAAAGTGTCAACGTCAAGACGGACTAACCCATGAACTACGCAACCACCCGCAACAAGACCAAGATCCTCCGAGCAGTCATGTACTTAGAACATGAAGGTTTCACTGTAGGCCAAACCAAGTACGGGTTTGTAGCCGTTGACCAAGACGGCATAGTCATCCAGGCAACCCCGTTCCGCACCAGCGCACAGGTGTTTCACCCCATCCTCAAGATTTACCGCGAGGAATACGCGCTGTACATACAGGAAACCTATTGGTTTGCTGAGAAGGTTGCGCTGTTGACAGAGTGGTCGAAAGATCCAAACGCCAAAGAACCGCCCCGCATGGCTCAAGTGTCACGCCGACCCGTACCATCAAGGATGAAATGATTCATACGCTTTGCGCTGTACCAATTGCTTTACTCTTCCTTGCCGCGTGTGGTATGTGGCTATGGTTTTTTGACGATTCCTCGCCGGACTACGAATGAGACACACCAACCTACCCCACCACTTCTATGTGCAAGTTGACAACCAATACCTTGGCGCAAACATGCCAGCCGGCACAACGCCCGGTATGTGGCATGCGATCTACGCACGACCCGGTCAGTACCTATCTTGCCATGTAATCCTTGCGTCCGGAGCGCACTGGTCAGGACTGCCGCTTCACGCCCTGTCAACGACCGAATCGTTTGACCCTGACTTTGATGACTCCTCGCAGCCGTGGGGAGCAATGGGTAATGACATCGAAGCAGTGCGTTTCAATGCGCTTGAAGGTTTGACTGTCAACGCGTTCCGCGCTGAAACGTCAGGCACACACACAGGTATTGTGATTGATTGGGCTGACGGCTACTCGCGTTACCCTGCCGAACACAAACCACTCAGCCTCATCATTGCTGACGAAGGTTGGTTCTTGTTGTTGCCAAACAACTACTTCACTGTCAAGGACAAGCACTTCGTTGACACCAAGAAGTACGTTGATCAGATGAAATTCTACAAACGTGGTGATCTCGTATATTGGGAAATCGATTGACTGATATACTGCTGTAGATGACGATAAACACTTACGACGAATTTAAAACGCATATTCGCGAGACCCTTGAGTCACAAGGATCGACACGCGGAGAACTTGCGCTTGCGATGGATCGTGCAGGGATACTCCGAGCGCACACGGTGAGGTGCTTGCTCGGTACACCAGGCACAGTCATCGGGAAACGAAAGCCGGCATTTGATTCTGCGCTTGCCATTGCTGGCGCAGCAGGGTTTGACATCGTTCTCCGCAAACGCACATGACCATCAAGCGTATAGCCATCGTCGCTGTCAATGAAGACGGCTATCGCATCGGGCAATCGCATCACAACGCACGGATCTCAGATTATGCAGTCCAATGCATAAGAGATGCACGGGAGGAAAGGGGTCTTTCCTACGGCAAACTTGCGTCAATGTTCAAACTGTCAAAGTCAACCATACAGAAACTATGCAACTATGAAAGACGCGCCCAAATCCCTCGCGCTTACAAAAAAGTCACCCAGTACCTCTGTGATCAAGCGGCCGAAGGGCAGGCCAAAACGCACCGGAATCATGAACAACCCCAAGGCATTTGAGGTACTCCAGTGGCTTGCCAACGGGGGAACGCTGCTAGAGTTTGCTAAGAAGGATGGAAACCCCTCCATTGCAACTGTGCATGAATGGAAGGACGAAGACCAAGATTTTAGCAGACTTTATAAGGTCGCCCGTGACAAGGGACAAGAGGCGATGCTTGAGGAGTGCAAGACCCTGTGCGACACGGAGCCTACAGACGCAGTACAAGCCGCTTGGAGGCGTTTGCAGGTTGATACCCGGATGAAGTGCCTTCGGATGTGGAACCCCGCACGGTGGGCTGAGCGCGTTGACATGAACCATTCCGGTGGCATCAGCCTGATGGTGGCAACGGGCGTACCGGAGCGTTAATGGCTCGCACCGTCAGTTTGCAGTACAAGCCAAGAGCATGGCAACGGACTTGCCATGTCAGTAAGCGCAGGTTCACTGTGCTTGCCCTGCATCGTCGCGCCGGCAAGACGGAACTTGCCATCATGGAATTGATTGACAAGGCGATCCGGTTCAAGCAAGAACTTGGCCTGTTCTTCTACATTGCCCCGTTCCTGAAACAAGCCAAGGCAATCGCCTGGGCGCGACTGAAACAGAAACTTGCGCCGCTTGTGCAAGAGAACGCCATTGACATCAATGAAGGCGACCTGCTCGTCACGTTCAAGCACAATGGGTGCGTCATCCGTATATTCGGCGGCGACAACCCCGATGCCATGCGTGGTGTGCGCCTTGACGGCTGCGTGATTGACGAGGTGTCACAGGTCAAGCCGGAGGTGTGGAACGACATCATTCAGCCGGCGTTGTCTGACCGTCAGGGCTGGGCAATGTTCATTGGGACACCGTCAGGAATCAACCTGTTCAGCGAGTTGTATTACCGCGCACAGTCGTTGCCCGATTGGAACGCCGCCCGGTACACGGTCTACGACACTCAGGCAATTGACCCTAAGGAAGTTGAACGCCTCAAGCGCGACATGCCAGAGACTGCGTTTGCTCGCGAGTACCTGTGCGACTTTGCCGCCGCCGGCGATGACCAGTTGATCAGCCTGTCAGACGCTGAACTTGCAGCAACACGCGAATATACGGACAAGGACATTGAAGGCTCACCCCGCATCATTGGCGTTGACCCCGCTCGGTTCGGTGATGACCGCAGCGTGATCTTCAAGCGTCAAGGTCTTGTGACGTACCCGCCACTTGTGTACAGAGGCATTGACAACATGGAGTTGGCTGCTCGCGTTGCATCGGTCATGGAATCATGGGAACCGGATGCCGTGTTCGTTGACAGCGGTGCTGGTGCAGGGGTCATCGACCGACTGCGTCAACTTGACTTTGACCCCATCGAAGTGCCGTTCGGTGGACGCGCTATTCAGCCTGACCAATTTGTCAACAGGCGCACCGAGATGTGGTGGGGCATGAAGGAATGGATTGAGCAGGGTGGATCAATCCCAAACGATGTGGCGTTGAAGCAGGAGATGGCAACGCCCGTGTATTGGTTTGACCAAGCAGGCCGCAAAGTCCTTGAGTCAAAGGACGAGATCAAGAAGCGTTTGCAAGGTGGCGCATCACCTGACCTTGCCGATGCGCTCGCGTTGACGTTTGCATATCCGGTTCGTAAACGATCCTTATTTGACAAATACAAGCGCAAGTACAAGTCAGACGAAGAGTACGACCCGTACAAACATGTTGTCTAGTACCCGTATGCAACGCATTGAGGGCTAATTTATGCTGACGATTCGCCGCGCAACAATTGACGATGTGGAGGTTCTTACGCATATGAGTAGGCAATTCCACAAC